GTTCTGCACGGTGAGCGCCCGGCGAATGCGAGCGGCCAGAGCGAGCGGGTACAGCAGCACCACAGGCGTCGACGGAGTGATGCCGTATCCCGAATCCTTGACGGCATTCAGGATCTCGTACCCGGCCTTGTTGATCGTGTTGATGTCCCGGATCGCCGTGTAGTTGGCGTCCGTGCTGGCCAGAGACGTCGGGACGGCGGCCTGCCACGTGATGTTGTACGCGGAGCCCAGCGCCTCGATGAGCGCGTAGGCGGTCTCCGCGCGCGTCGCGTACCACTTGTTGCGGAACGCGGCGACGGCATTGTCGATCGCCCAGTACTCCTCGTCATCGAGCAGGGTGCGGCTCCAGCCGAGCGCGCCGCCGATCTTCTCGAAATGGACGGTCACCTTGTCGCCAGACATCGCGTACACCTTGGCCTTCTGGCCTTCGGGCACGCTCTCGAACGTCAAGCCATCCTCAACGGTCAGGATTTCGAAGCCGTTGCGCTTCGACGCACTGAAATCCATCACGTCAAACGCGCTTTCCCAACCGTCATCGTAGAACGACAACTCCTGGAATTTGCTCACCTGAGTAAGCACGCTGTCCGGAAAGTCCTGCGCCGACGCGGCGTTCTGAAACCGGCTCATGCGCTCCGGTGGCTTCGCCAGAAATTCGTTGATGGCGGCGCGAATGTTGCCGACCGTTTCAGGATCGGTGCGTCCGCCAAGGGCCGCACGAGCGGCCGGCCAATCAAGCACTTGAAATCTTCGAGCCATCGTGTAGCCCTCCTTATGCGACGATCCCGAGCGTGCCGTCGAGTGCGATGAGCACCGTTTCGGCAGCCACGGCCGGGGTTTCAAGTACCACGCCACACAGCGTGTTACCGGTACTGGATTCATTGATCTCGGCGTCTGCGGCGTCGAAGTACACCTTCGAGCCAGCGGTAAACTTGCCGGTTCCGACCGCGACCGAGGTGACGACGATCTTGGGCGCGTAGTAGCAGAAAGCCACCTCGTCGCCGGTGTCGGCGTCCTCAAGGTAGACGCCCACGACATCCTCCACTTTGGCCATCGTCCCGGCGGTAACGCCGGGGCTGGCCGCGGTGACAGTAATCGACTTTGTTTCGCTCACTGCACAGCGAAGCCTTGCGTCAGCACTCATGTGTTAGCCCTCCTTCGGCAGGAACGGATTGACCTTCCGCTCATCGCCGCTGTCGTGACCGAGGTCGCTCGCCTGTGCGCCCTGGTGCATTTCCTCCTGTTTTGCGACCAGCATCTGCTGCCAGGCGGCCTGCAGATCCGTCCCCTCGTTGATGAGCTTGGCGACGTCTACCGCACTGCCAAGCTCGGCGGCCTTCGCGGCAATCCCGCCGGCGCGTTCGCGCTCGGCTTTGATCGCCGCCTCCACGGCCTCAGCGGACTCCAGTTTCGCCGCCGCCTTGATCTCGTCGACCAGGTCGGGGCGGGCTTCCGCCAGCGCCGCAGAGGTGAGATCTTTGAGATCCATGTCTCCATCCTCCTGCGTTTCGGGCGGCGGTGTGTCCGCGCCCTTTGCCCTGTGCGCCTCCACCAGAGTCCGAAGGGATTCCGGCAAGTTCGCGAAATTGAAAATCGCACCGTGACCCGCGAGGGCCTCGGCGGCTTTGTTCTTGCTTTCGGGGTCCGCGACGGCTTTGTCCGCGAGCCCGGCATCAACGGCCTCCTGACCCGTGAACCAGGTCTCCGCCTCCACCCATCCCCGCACGGTTTCGACGGGCTTCTTCGAGCGGCGCGCGTACACATCGATGATCTCGCCATCTGCCTTCTCGAGGATTTCGGCAGTCTTGAGCATGTCGTCGGCCTGACCGTAGACGAATCCGCTCGCCCGGTGGACCATCAGGAACGAGCCTTCGCCCATTTCGATCGTGTCCCCAGCCATCGCGATAATGGACGCGGCCGAGGCTGCCAGGCCGTCAACCTTCACGGTGACTTCCGCCGGGTGATCCTTCAGCGCGTTCATGATCGCGATCCCGTCGAACGCATTGCCGCCCATCGAATTGATGCGGCACTCGATCTCGGTCACGTCCTCGGCGTTGCGCAGGAGCGCGACGACCTTGGCCGCGTTGATGCCGTCGTCCCAAATGGCCCCGACCGTGCCGTACAGGTCGAGTTCGAGGCGCTTACCCTTCTTTTCGAGTCTGATTCCCTTCACGCTCTTCCTCCTGAAGCCCCAGGGCCTGCGCTTTGCGCACCTCCCGGGCACGCTGTTTAAGAACCTCGTCGTAATCGCCCCCGTGCGCGGCGATCTGTTCGGCCTGGGTGGCAATGTTCCCGCCGATAGCGAGCAGTGCCGCCTCTACCTCGTTTTTGGGATCTACCCACTCCCACCCCGGCGGGATGGTCGTCGCGCGCAAATACGCATCGCGGTGCTCGTAAAATTTCGGCATGGCCACCATGCCGCGCAGGAACGCCTCCTCCTGCACGAGCTCCCACGAGGGGAGCACGAGGCCGTCGCTGATCGTCTACTGGAGGATACGGAAGAACCGGCGGGCTTCAAGAAATGCGCCGCGCATGTTGCTGTAATTGCTCTTCGAGAAATCCTTCGAGATGATCTCGTACGGCAGCTCGCATCCCGCCGCGATCGCGCGCAACACGTTTTCGACAAACGGCGCGAACGTGTCTCCCGGCCGGTCCGGCTTCACTTGCGTGGGCGTGATTCCTGATCCGCGCAGAATCATGCCGGGCTCAAGGCTTTCCACTACCTGGCCGTCTACCGTTGTCAGTTCGCCGTGCCCGCCGCCAATACCGCCATCGCCGTCCTCGTTGATGATGAGCGCGAAACAGGCCGCTATCCTCGCCGCCACGAGCTCGGCTTCCAGATACTGGCTCAGGTGTTCGAAGTAGCCCATCACCGGGCGTAGAAACGGAACGCCGCGCCGCTGGCCGGGGCGCCGCTGATCGTAGAGGTGCAGGACGTTCGGCCGGCCGACTTTGTCGAAGGCGGGCACGCGTTGGGGCATTCTGGGGCGCATGGCCCGGTCATCCCCGGGATGGTGCGGGAGAATCCAATAGGCCAATCGCTCACCCTGTGGCCCCAGTTCAATGCCCTTGCGGACATCAACGTCGCGCCGGTAATCCCACTCCGGCGGCGAATCCACCCGGTCTGCCTCGATGGGCATCCACGCGGTCCGGAACGGCCGGCCCTTGACGGCAGCGCGCACGAGAAACGCTTCGCCGTTCTCCAGGAGTTGCCTGCACACCTGGCGCTCCAACGCGTACAGCGTGAGCCCGCCGGCGGCGTCGCAACGTCTTGCCCAGACCGACCAGACAGCCTCCTGCGCATCCCTGAGGGCGTCTGTCGCATCCTCGCTCAGTCCGAGGCGCTCGCCGTCCGCCTGGCTCTGTAGGCGAATACCGGTCCCCACGACGTTGTTGACGATTGCTCCGATGATTCCCGAGGCATGCCCGTTATTCCGCGCGAGATCGCGTGAACGGCCCCGAAGCCTTGACAGGTCGTCCAGGACGTCCGCATCGGGCGAGCCTGCGGTGGTCGTCCAGCTCGAGGTCAGACGCGTTATGGACGCCGCATCGGATGCGTCGAGGCGGGCTTGCAGAATACGGCTTGCCGCCTGGAGAGCGTACCGGCGATTGCGCGAGTATTGCCGCCTGGCCGCCTGATGCGGCGCAACTACCGAGATCGCCGTATCGAGCGCCCGGCCTACGCGATCCCACCAGCCATGCTGTTGGCTGCGCCGCATCATCCGGGCCTTGTGAACTTGACGTAGGTCACGTCAGCCCCGCGTGTAGACGCGGCCGCCTGTTTGGCGTAGTAGGAGCGCAACTTCAAAATGTCGGCAATCGGGTAACGCGTAATGCGCCGGCTGCCGATCATGTAGTCCTGCACGCCGCCGGCCTCGAGTTGTCCGGACACATACAGGTCGATCGCTGCAACTATTTCCGCCGCTGTAGCCATATTTCTCCAAAGAAAAAGCGCCCCCATGTCCTGAGGAGACGAACGACCCAGGACACAGGGGCGCGAGCGAGCCTAGACTCGGTGGCTAACCCCGTTTTAACTGTGCGGCCAGCAACTCCAACAGCTTGGCCCGTGCGATTTGAGCGCCAATCTCGTGGCGACGTATCTGTTCGCGCAACGCCTGTTCACGCGGCGCGGCCTGTGGCGCAGCGTGCCAGTTTCGGACGTTCACGAACCTACGCTTCATGGATCTATTTTCCCAAAACTTTCGTTTTTTGTCCACCTTTGCGCGTGTGCTATGTATAGCTAATTTAGGCCATGTATAGGTGTCTTCTGCATGACCTCAATTGTCCACCATCGATACTGGCATTTTGGGCACCACCGCCGCCGGCGGATATACTCACCTTCGGCCGTCGCGACCGTGGTTGTGTACAGCACGGTCTTGCCCTTGATCTCGGCGTTGCAGTGCGGGCACTTCATCGTTACCTCACCCATCCTTTCTTCCGCGGGATCCAACTCTGCGCTTTAACCTGTACTTTCCGCGGCCGCTCGTTTTGTGGTTGCAAATGGGGGACGCCACGCATATCCGCGGCACAGGTTGCATAGACCTCACAGTCCCACCAGTCGTTCCGCTCGTGGCCCGGCCGCAGCGTGTACACGGGCCTGGCGCGCCCCCGTGAGTTCCGCTCAATCACTTTTTCCTCGGCCGTTATGTGCTGCAAGTAATCCGCATCGACGTCATCACTGAGAAACCACACCGGAGGTTGCTCCGTGCGCAAGCGGTTGATCCGGTCTTTGAAGCGAACGGTGTCGATGTGCCAGATCATCTGGCCGCCCTTTAGGGCCCCGCCGGTCTTCTGGTTGCGGTCTACCTTGGACGCGTAATACAAACCACCTTTAAGATCCGTCGGGCTGCCCATGATTGACCGCACGATGTCCCGGTGCTTTCGCGCGAAGAGGTACACCTCGTCCGTCCGGTGACGGGCGTCAATGCACCACAGCGCGATCGGCATGACCTCATCCGTCCCATCGACCGGATACGCCTTCCGGATAGGCAGCTTGTCAAGGCAAGATTTCGGCGAGCCGCCCAGTTCGGCGATGCGCTCGGCGTCGTCGTCGTAAAGCAGGCCGTAATCGACTAGCCAGGACGTTTCGCCGTACCCCCACGCCCGAACGACGTAATACGCGCGATCAGCCTGGACGTCCGCGCCGGCCGTCAAGACCACCGCCTCCTTGGGCACGCGCCCGAGCTTGTACGGACGCCGCAGCGCCCGTATGCCTTCATCGTCTACCTCGTCGATTTTCTCTTGCCAGACCTCCGCCAACCAGCTGTTGACGAAATTCATCAGCTTGGCAGGATCGTTGTGGGCGTCGAGGAATGTGAATGCAGCATCCCCGAATTTCACCCACGGCGAATAGAGACTCGACAAGTGAAAGCCCGGGTGTGATCCGCCCTCCGGCTTTCCCTTGAGATTGCCTTTTGCGTCGACGGTACACCCGGCCGGTGCCCAGACCCCGCGCTCCAGCATACCCGGCTTGTCGCGGTCATCGATCCGCTGCTGGCAGTGTTCGCACTCGTACCAAGCCAAGTGCTGCTCTTTGATGCGCTCGATCCGCTCGCCGGTTTTCCATTTCACCTGCGACCAAATCAGGACCTGGTACTCGCCACAGTGTGGGCATGGAACCCAGTACCGGCGCCAATCGCTGTGACGGTAGTAGCGGTGAATCAGGCCGCCCAGTGTTGTCGGGGTCGATACACGGAGGATCTTCCGGTTCCAGTAGTTTTTGGTCCGCTCCTCAGCCAACGCGGCCGGGTCCGCTTCGCGGCCACTCCATCGCGGATACTTATCCAGCTCGTCGAGGATCACATAGCGGCACGGGAACGACGCGAGCGACGCGGGCGATTGCGCCCAGGCGCTGAACACAAACATC